GACCCCCTTGTGCTCTCGCGCTGTTAATTGCAGCAACGTTGGCCAAGCCTGAAGCCAGCGCTACGCCAGCCGCAGCCGCTCCTAATGCAGCGCCCACATATGGAATGGGCGCAAGTGATGCATACGCACTATTCGCTGCTTCATATGCCTTAATCGTAGCATTCACAGTTGCAGATGCTTTATACAGCGCATTCTGCTCACCTAGTGTTGATTTAAGGTCTTGAGTCATTGTGTCCCAAGCATCAGCAGCCTTTCTTGTCTGAGCCTCTTGAGCCGCAGATTCACGTTTAGCTTGTCTCTCAATCTCACTCGCAGCAGCGGCGGCAACGGCTTCTTTATCTGCGTAATACTCTTCCCAAACACCTAGTAGTAAATCAGCCTGCTCTTGCTCTAGAAGTGTTGAATTTTCGATCGACTCAATATCACGCTCTAACTGCTCGGCCTTTAACTGGTCTTCAGTTAGTAGAGATTGACGGATAATCTCAACTCTTAAATCTGCCTGCTCCTGTAAAAAGTCAATTTCAGTCGTGTCAGTTGTTGCGCTAACTGGCGCTATTGATTGTGTCGGACTTGCTGTAGATACCGCTCTGGTTGTTCCTTCTGAATCTGCCGTGCCAAATCTAAGGTTAGTTAACTTGCCGCGAGTCTCGTCAATCTTGGCGTTAACCTCATCAAGCTCCTTAATGAGTACATCGTTATCGGTACTTTCAAAGGTTGCAACATTGGTTAATCGACCCCATGCCGACTCGTTAGCCTCAATTGACTCCTGTAACTCTCTAGACCTTTCGGTAAGTGTTACCAGCTCGCTAGATAGTTGCGCCTCAGTTCCTTCATTTAATGACGCGATAAAGAAAGCTGTAGCCTCTGCAAGCTCAGTCATTGGCTGAACTAATGGCAGTACAGCTTCATTTAATAGCGAACCCATAGCGCCAGTTACAAGGCCTACAGCCTCATTCAAACCTCTGAATGTATCTATGTCTTCTTGGTCTAATGGAACTGTTACCGCATCCATTGCCTGAGATAGTCGGTCGAACTCTTTGCCGCCGTTCTGCAATAAAGGTAATAATAGCGTTAGGTCGCTGGCCATCCCCTCAAGTGCAAAACTCATCTCTTCAGTTGATGCGCCGGCGTTTTCAAGCTCTTCAACCATCCTTACAAGAGCGTCTTTACCAGATAACCCCTCAATTTCTTTTGCAAATGCTAGGGTTTGCTCTGATGTGTAACCCATTACATCTGCAAAATCCTGAAGCGCGCCGCCACCGGTAGCGATAAACTCACCGATTCTTTCTGATGTATCCTTGAACGCATCGCCAAGCTGCTCAACACCAAGTCCGTATTGTTGCGCGGCAAACGCTGAAGCTTCGAATTGGTCAATGCTCAACCCAGATACGCGACGAAGGTTGTCTGTAGCAACAACTTGAGCTGCAATTGCAATGGTCGTAGCAGCCACAGCAGCACCAGCAGCAGCCATGCCAGCGGTTACACCTGCCGTAGTTTTGGCAAGTCCGACCATCGATGCTGATAGGTTATTGGATGTCTTGCCGGCTTTATCTAATGACTTCTCGGTTGATGTGCCGGTCTTTCCTAGCTTTGCTAAGTCGGAATCAACCTTCTTTATGCCTTTTTCTGTTACTTCAACTACTAATTGTGCCATGAGAATAACTCCATAACTTGATCTGGTTTCTTGCCATTAATGACGGCTCGTTTGATGTAATCGATATCTTTAATCAACTCGACTTCTTCAGGGGTAATCTCAGCTTGCATTAAGTCTTTATATGCAAGTATACCAATGTCAGTAACGTCTGAGATTTTATGAAAGTGAGTCAATACTTCTGAAAATTCTGGAGGGCAATCAGGATAGATTAACTCTGATTGTTTCGAGCCTGTCATTTGCTGAATTGCCTCAAGCTCGTGACGGATTGAGTGTTTACCGTGAGATGCTGGCCGCTGCAAATAGAAAGCAGCGGCGCAATGTTCAATTAAGCTTCTTTTTTTTTAAGATATTCAGCCTGTAGCTCTGATGCTTCCTCGATAATGAAAGCACACAAAGCTGCATTATCAACCAAGTCTTGCTCAAGGTTTCTCGATTCTGGATATCCTTCGACAACCGCCATTGCTAACAATGCACTGTGTTTCTTGCTCCATTCAGTTTCAACCATACCCTCAACCATTACACCAAGCCCGGCGTCAATCTCACCTTTCTCAAGTAAGATATCCTCACCTTTAGCGCGTAACTCTAAGGCGTGCTTGTGTCGGCGTTGAAAGTTGATCGCCTCTTTAATAGCTCGGCGCGATGACATTGAGTGAATAACAATGTTGTGCGACTCACCATCAAACCGAAGTTCGACCTCTCGCGTTGTAATGTCATGAATGCTAGGGTTTGATTTTTGGTCAAATGAAATCACTTGAAATCTCCAAAATGCCCCAATTAAGGGGCGATAAAATTTAAACGGTAGTGTCTATGCGGCGTAGAATCAATGAAGACTGATCGCCTTTGTAAGCCTGTACATTGTGCGCCTGAGTGATATCACCAGTGTCAACGGTCTTCTCGGCACTTGTAATTCGACCTTGAGGAATGGTCGCACTAAACACTTTCCCATCAACACCAAATCGAGCCGTTACAGCTACAACATTCTCAGCCAAGAAATCATCATCAACAGACGTGTCGATAAAGAATGTCTGAGTATTCATTGTAACGTTAGCTTTGTCGTAACCTACGTGGTTAACGAACTTGTCACACAATACGAATGATGCTGAAGCCCCGCGGTCAAGAGAGATGTCAACTGAAGTTGCAACTGCAAACTTAGCTGAGTCTTTATACATGCAGGTATCAATTCCTGAGTATGGCTTATTCTTGTTTGCATCAACAAGAGTCGCACCGGCTGGTAAGGAAAATGAACCTGCAAGTTTACGACCAATTGATGGAATCGTACCGGTAACAAGTGCATTGACCGCGCCGTTTATTGAGAAGCCTGTCATCTCAGCGCCAGTTGTTAGCTCGTAGTATGGGCCGCCAGGGAAGTCATTATAAACAGCAAGTAGAGCGAAGTATTTGCGAGTCGTGCCAACCACTAAGCTGTCACTTGCTTTTACATCTGTTGTAACTGATGTCTCATCAATAAGAATATCGTCATTAACTGAAACCGTGATGACCGTATCAGTTGAGAATGAAACTCCAGTTACAAGGAATGGGCCTTTGTTTTCGTCGTTAGCTAGGCCACCAAAGTAAACATCATCACCAACCTTAACGGTTGAAGTGACGTCAGCACCTTCAACTGTAAATGTCTTAGCTGAAGCTGTTGCGGTAACTGTTTGACCAACTAAAGGTGCATTAACAACCCAATCGCTCTGCATTGATCCGGCAAGCATCTCATCGAATGATCCATAAGATAGTTCAAAACCAATCTCTGCGTTTGTTTGAACGTTAGAAAGTCGAACGTCTGAAAATTCAGAGCTACCAGTAAGTTCAGCAGATTGTAGGACTTCGCGTGTTAATGTTGGTACGCCAGAAGTCAATCGGACTCGTTGAAATACTGGATTGTTTGGCAGTGTCTCACAGTCCGCTTGTTGGACAATGTAGACCGCCGTAGCGTTGGCGGAAGCCGGGATATTACAGGCCATAATGTTTCCTTTATAAAGTTGACTAGTCAGCTCTGATTATACTATCAAAGCATTGTCTAAGCTAATTGCAGTGAAAGTATCGGTAGTTAACGCGCAAAGTTACGGTGTAATGACCAGCGACTCGAATCTCATTCTCACGCTGAACGTTAAGCCATTCAACTTTGTAATTACCATCGACAAAGTTACTACGGTTAAACTCAGTGTGAATCTGAGATGCTAGCTCGTTAAGCGAGTAATCAAGCCCCTTATCTGTTGCTGGTAAAAATACGCCTAATTGAATGTATCCGGTTACGTTTTCAGGCGCACTAAATCCAACCTCTGTAGCTTCTGGTTCGTTGCTGTAGATTAGAGTTCGAATATGAGCACCCTTATCCTCCTCCCAGTCGCCGCTAAAGTAAATTGGTAGTTCATTGCCATTATATTGAAATGACGCGCTGTTGAGCTTCTTACGCGCTATCGTGTTGAATCCTAAATACATCATTCAGCTCCGTATTTTTCTAATGCTGCTTTGTAAAACTTTGGCACTTGCCTTTCAACTCTTGACGCGTTTGGAGCAACCACACCAGCGGGCGCTTGAGTAGACCAGCCATTCTCAATCCTTTCGGCGTATGGCAAGTTGTTCGTTAGGGTGTAGGTATCAGAGTACTTAACCTTACTTATCTCACCAACCTCGTTAAGCCTATTGGACTGTTCAGATGTGCTATCTGTGGTCTTGCTTGATGGAGCACCAAAAGAAAGAAACCAGTTAGAGCGAAATCTACCACCTACGTAACCTGGCGGGGCGCTGTTTGGGTTTTCCCATAGCGACTTGTTACCTACTGGGCTTGACAATATAATCCCATTAAACAGGCTTATCGCAGTAACTTTAACAGTCTCCTGCGTTGCCTTAATGACCGCCTCGCTTTCCTTTTTCCACTCATCCTCAAAACTCATGACGAACGAACCTGAAGCTTATAGATTTGCACACTACCTGCGTGATTAATTGGATTGGGGTCGATGATAGTCCAGTCATCTCCGTAAATCTCAACAACCGAATCATTCTGAATTGGCGCATCAAACGCACAAATCAAAACCTTATCACCTGAACGGATATTAGTACCATCAACCAATCGCTCAGAATAACCAACCAAAGCACCGTCTATTGGCGTTCGGAATGGAGTGCCTGGAGTCCATTGACCTGTATCTGGGTCTTCTACACCTCCAGTCTCACCCTTTATATAAAACAATCCCATTTCAGCAGTACCGGCTAGTGACCGAATCAATCGCTTAGCTGTGTCTTTTAGGTCTAATGGCATAAATCACCCCAAGTAAGCCCAATAGTTAGAATTCGAACAAAGGAACATTGATAGTAATTCCTCAGCTCGTGTAATTTTCTTCTTGCCTGTATATGAACCTGAATCGCTAACGGCATAGGTTACTTGCAGCACATCAACCTTTTCACTACTGATTCGCTTGTCATTATCCACCACAGTATAAATATCACCGGTAGCAGCATAAGCAGCCGATACAATTTGAGCGTCAATTGCTTGTTGTGGGATTTGGTCGTCAGGGTATTCGTTACTATTTATTACTACGTTCTTTCTTGGCCAGCTAGTGCCTTGATATGGAACTACAGGCTCGCCATAGAAGCACAAACCATTTAGGTATACATTGCCCTTAACAAGTGCGACTTCGCATTCTGTGTCATCTACAGGAAGCGTAACACCTAAGTTAACCGCCCTTAATCTAGCATCCGCAACACTAACCATGCTATCAGCATCAGCGGTCGGGTTTAATGGGTCTTGAACAATCATTGAAATTTCTCCAAATGTGATAATGCTCACAGTATAACACCTAGTTAGTGATTAATATAAACCACACATACAGAAGAGAGGGTTATTTAATGTTGTTAATTGGTTTATTGCTAAATGCGCTTGCTCAGTTTTCGCTTTACGCTTTCGCTGGCGTTTCTTGGAAAGCTTGCATTTTTGGGTTTTTAGTTGGAGCTATTTTTATGGTGTGCTCTTCAATTAAGAATGACTGGTGAAACATGGCAAACATTAAACGCACTGTAAGCGATTCTAACGGAAAATATCTTTACACAGTGCTACAGATGCATTGTTCGCATGCAAGTGCGGCAGGTTGGTTTGCAGCTAATGCAGTAGATGCTTTGATTGATAGCAAGGCATCAGGTAAGCGCTCAACTACAGTTAGATCTGGTGATATTTATTTATTTGAGGAAGTGTGATGCTTGGTATAAAGAAGGAACTTAGATGGGCCAAGATTTACACTCAAAGCTACTTGGTAGATCGGTCTATGGATTTTATGTTCGAGTTTATGTATGAGAAAATTAAGTGAGGTGTTATGTGTGATTGTAAGAGCTATAATCTTGAAGTTGGTTTCATTGATGAGGTAGTTTTATTCCCTCCATTCCAAAGTAATTCAGTTTGCGTTGATTGGTGTATATCTGAATTAATCCAAAAAGTTTGGAGTGCTGGAATTGTAACTAGAGGGTCTTGTTGTGGGCATAATGGATTTAACGATCTAAAGCCAAGTATTATACTTGATGAGTCAACAACCCCACTTCAGATTGATGAGCTAAGGATGATATTGAAAGATAATAGCTCAATGGATTTTAGCATTCTTATTTGGAAAGATTCTCTCGTTGAGTTGTAAATAAAAACAGCCCGCAATTAAGCGGGCTTTTTGTTATCTATCGGCGTCATACTCTTTAATCAAGAATGCCTGATTAGCCTCTATCCTAAGCAGTATTTTGTACATCTCATCCTCTTTACTTTCCAATCTGTGCTTGGTGTTTGCTTGTACTGAGCTATAAATATCTATCGAGCCCATAATCATTCCAGCTAGAAGAATGACAGCAACGCCGCTAAATATAGTTTTAGTTACTGTCACTGGCACCTAACCCCCAACCGTGATCAAGAAATCAATTTCACTAATGGTAAAGTTACCAGGTGCATCAGAGGGCAAACTTAGTATAAACTTTGCGCCATTCTGAACTAGTGTTGATGTGTTCTTTGACAACCTCGACACAAGTGATTGAGCCCTTGCGTCAAAGTCCAACTGGAACTGCCTTTCGAATGCCATTGTGCCTATCTTAACATCAAGCGCTCCAGCTTGTGTTATCTGGTAGTAATCAACCAATACAGCAGAATCAAGACCTCCGCTAAATGTGCCAGATAGTCGACATGAAACGGCAACTTCTCGAATGTCGATCACATTCTCAGTAGTAGTATCGATGTCTGGAAATCTAACCCTTCCCTGTTGAGTTAAGAATCCCGTATAAGGGTCATTTGCAAAGTCCTTTATCTCAGCGCCAGTAGCAGCCACAAAGCTCTCCGTAAATGCAGAGAAGAACTCATCAAAGATGTCAACTGTCGAACCCGGAGTTACCACCCTTGAAAGGCCCTGAGCAACCAAGAATGTGGTTACTGGAGCCGTGTTCTTCATGAATTGAGATATTGATACAATCCCGACTCCTGGGTTTTCTGGTGGAGCTGTGACTTTAAACTCTGGGCTGAGTTCGATTTTCCTTAATGAAACCGCTCCTCCAAACTCATCTACTGTTATAAATCCACTGGCGTCAATGTACTTCCAGTCGGGTATCGAAGTGTCGTATTGGAGCCATGCAGACTCCCCGACATCATCGCTCTTTATTAGAGCAACCATATTATCCGTTAATCGTGACGGGTTAGCGGAAGACCAAGCATCAAGTGCGTCAGCATCAACTTGAACTGTGAAGTTTTGGAAATCGCCACCGCCTTTTGTTTCATTAAGTATATCTTGCAGTAATTCATTTACGCTTGGCATGTTAACCCCCTATAGCGGTAAGCCAGTTTTTCAAAAGTGTTATCTTGTCACTCCCAGTTACAGTGCCACCATTAGCCAAAACTATATCTTTTAGCAAATGGTTTAGAATCTCATCTGCATTACTTTGTGATTTGTATGTAGACATATAACCCCATTTAAACAATAAAGCCCCCAATTAAGGAGGCTTTCGAATTAAGTATTTCTACTTCTTGATACCAGATTCTTCAGCCACTAGCTTAGGGTTTACCTTAACTGGCTTTGTTACCGCTTTTCGAGCTAGAGCGTTGCACATGTTTAAATCCGCTTGCTTTGGTAGCTCTGCGGGTTTAAGTGTACCCTTAAGCTCGGCAATCTGGTCTTCTAGCACTTTCACCTTTTTGAATACTTCGGCGTTGTGCTCATTGTTGCTCAATTCTTTCTTGGCCATTTGAACCTCTTGTTAAAGGGGCGATTAAGCCCCAATCAATTACCCGTTAAACCGCAAGAGTATTAATTATCCATTTGTTTGGAGGAATGCCATAGGGAC